GAAGGTGGAACTATTGGGGGAACATCTGTTACAGCAGAAAGTATTTATACACGCGATCCCGAAGATGCTATTTCAGATCAAGAAAAATTAGCCGCAGAAGAATTAAGAAGACAAAGAATAAGAAGAGCTAGAGAAAAACAATCTTTGCTTAGACGTAGGATTGAGAGAACCGCAGAGGTTGGATCTGGTAGGAGAGTTCTTTCTGGAACAGAGCGTGAGTTAAATGTGCAGTCTCGGCAAGCAGGATCAGGACGTAGAGGTGGCACAGGACGCAGATCATTAATTACTGGTTCTACTGGTGGAATCGGATACTATAGTAGGTTCTTATAATGCACGATCCAAAACAAAAACTTGAGCGGTATGAGAAAGCAAAAGCTCATAGACAAAACTTTGTAGATCTTTTTGAAGAGTGTTATGAGTATGCTCTACCGCAAAGAGAATCTTTTTATTATGAAACCGCAGGACAACGCAGAGACGATAAGATCTTTGATGAAACCGCAGTAGTTGGTGTTCAAGAGTTTGCATCAAGACTGCAATCTGGTTTAGTTCCTAACTTTGCAAGATGGGCTGATCTTATGGCAGGATCAGAAATACCAGAAGGTGACAGAGATTTTGTAGACAATGATCTTGATGAAATAACTGAGTATGTATTTGAAGTATTACAAAACTCAAACTTTTCTCAAGAAGTGCATGAAGCATTTATGGATCTGGCTGTTGGTACTGGTGTTCTCTGTGTAGATGAAGGGGATGCTGTTAATCCAATTACTTTTTCTGCAATACCATTACCGCATGTTGTATTAGATACTGGACCTGATGATAAGATAGATCATGTATTTAGAGAACGTAAAGGTATACGAAACTCTGAGATTACGATACTTTATCCTGATGCCAAACTTGATCCGCAGATACAGCAAAGAATATCGCGTGACCCAGAAGGCAAATGTACTTTGCTTGAACTTGTTTGCAAAGATTATTCTAAGAAAAATGAGGAAGCCTATTTCCATTATGTAATAGATATGTCTACTAAAAAATATATTATTGAAAAAGCATTTAAAGGGGTTGGTTCTAATCCATATGTTTGTTTTCGATGGTCTAAGTGTGCAGGGGAAGTATACGGTAGAGGCCCATTGATTAATGCTTTATCAGCTATCAAAACCACAAACCTGACTATTCGACTTATATTAGAGAACGCACAAATGGCTATCTCTGGTATTTATCAAATGGACGATGATGGTATTATTAACCCTGATACTATTAATCTAGTTCCTGGAACTATAATTCCCAAGTCTCCGCAATCTGGTGGGCTTCAACCTATACAATCAGCAGGAAGATTTGATGTTGCTGACCTAGTTTTGGGTGATATGCGGCTAAATATAAAGCGCGCATTATACAATGATATGCTAGGAAATCCAGATAGAACTCCTGCATCTGCTACAGAAGTTGCTGAACGTATGGCAGATTTGTCACGCAGGATAGGATCAGCGTTTGGTAGACTACAAGCAGAGCTTGTTCAGCCAGTATTGCAGAGAGTTATACATATTCTTAAGAAACAAGGGCGTATTCAAATGCCAACTGTAAATGGCAGAGAAGTAAAAATAAGATCTTCTTCTCCATTAGCACAAGCACAATCTAATCAAGATATTACTTCTGTTTCAAGATTCTTGGAGTTAGTTAATACTTACTTTGGGCCTGATACTACAAACATATTAATTAACTCAGAAGAGACAGCTATTCACCTTGCTAAGAAATTTGGTGTACCTGACACCTTGATTCGTGACGCAGAAGAGCGTAGAGAGATAGTTGCAATGATGCAGCAAATGCAACAAATGCAAGAACAGGAACAAATAGCAGGACCACCTATTGCCGCAGAATAGTCATATTGGTTTAGACGGAATAGCAAGAAAGAAAACAGAAGAAGATAGAATAAGCCTTAACTTTGGGGCTTTGTTTTCTGAACCTACTGGACAAGATATTCTTAAATACTTGCGTAGTATAACCATTGAAATGGTAAGTGGCCCTAATATTTCTACTGATGAACTGCGTCATTTGGAAGGTCAACGTTATCTTGTTGGCTTAATAGAGCGTCACATCCAAAGATCACATAAGGTAAAAAACAATGAGTGAAGAGATTCAACAAGCAGAAACTACTAATGAACTACCTCCACAAGAGGAAAGAGATTTTGTTGTTGCGGAGGATTTAGAAACCAAAACAGAAGATAGACCAGAATGGTTGCCTGAGAAATACAAGTCTGGTGAGGATTTAGCTAAAGCATACAAAGAACTAGAGTCAAAGCTTGGCTCTAAAGATGATGATATTCGTGCAGAAGTTTTAAAACAAATAGAAGAAGAATCATTTAAAGATCGCCCAGATAGCGCAGGAGATTATCAATTACCTGATTTTATTGATGATGATACTGTATTTAATGATGAAGTGTTAAAATGGTGGGCAGATCATTCTTTTACATATGGCTTTAGTCAAGAAGAGTTTGCAGAAGGATTAGAAAAAATAATTAACTCTGCAATGGATGCTTCTATTAATCCTGATGAAGAGTTAGAAAAATTAGGTGATAATGCAAATGCAAGAGTTGAAGCAGCAGCATTATTTGCAAATCAGTTTTTTACTGAAGAGCATATGCCCTCTATAGAAAGACTTACAGAAACTTCTGAAGGCATTGAAGTATTAGAG